TTGCTACTGATAGGTGAGCCGGGAATCGCCAAATCAGTCATCGCACAATCGGTATGCGACTGGATCGAGGGGGCAAAAATCCTCACCATCCACTGTATGCCGGATCTAACAAAGTCAGAGACCTTTGGGCCACAGAAGCTATCATCCCTAATGAAGGATCAGTACGACAGGAACTTGGAGGGCGGGGCAGCTGACGTCGAAATACTCATCCTAGAAGAGGTATACCGAGCTGGTCCCGGGGTGCTGAACTCTTTCCTGTTGTTGATGAATGAGCGCATCATCAAGATGGGGCTGGTGCATAAGAAGTGCCCATTGATCTTCCTGATGGGCGTCGGGAACCACTGGCAACCCGAGGGCGGCGAAGAGGCCGTTCGAGCGTTTGCAGACAGATTCGAGCTACGAAACCAAGTAGAAGCAATCCAAACCGACAAGGGAGCACATGACCTGGTGCAGTTGCCCGTGGTCGGGCAAGCAAAGATCAAACGGGGGCACACCCCCAACCCCAAATCCAAGATCACCCTGGAAGAGCTCAAGCAAGCAAACCGAGACATCTGACAGATGGAGTTTGAAGTCAGGACTTCTGAGAAGTGGTGGGAGATCTACCGCAAGCTCAAGGCGGTAAATAGTGGATTCAGCGACAGGCGGCTCTATCACGCCGTCGCGGCTGTACAGGCGTGGGCCTATGTCGAAGGGGCCGACACCGTCGAAGTGCAACATCTAGAGGTGCTCCAACATATCCTGTGTGATCACAGCAAGCGGGAAAAGCGCCGCCAGTGTCAGAAGATTGTGCTTGAAGAAGCGTGCCCCACCTCGGCCAGCATTGTCAACAAGACAAACGAGGCTAAGGATGCGTACAAATCAAAGAAGAAGAACACTGAGATTGATACGATATTAGAAAAAATCAAGGATGACCTTTATACCATCGAGAAGGACTGCAAGACAGACCTGGAACAAACGCGATTTGAAGCGGCAGTTGACTACGTCAGAGAGCTGCAAAAGCTCAATGACAAGAGAGAAGCCGGAATGATGGAACCCACTGACGACGAGGTCTAACCGTGAAAGCCGACGATATCCTGAAGATGTTTGGGCTTGATAAAGAACCCGAGGGGGAGACCAAACCCAAACGAAAGATATATGAAGAGGAAGAAGAGGCCAGCGATGAGCCGCCCAGTCCAACGGCCCTGGTACTAAGTGAGTGGGAACGCAACAAGGGCAAGGAACTGAGTGGCAGCAGGGGAGTATCAAATCGCCTGGACCCCCTGGCACTGGCAGACTTCTTTGGGGCGGCATTTCAGAGCAAGCCAGAGCTGGCACCCAACTGTCTCACACCAAGGCGAAAGCAGTTCATCAAAGATCTGCTGGAGACACCGGAGTTCAAAAAGCTCCACGTTGACACCCAGAAAAGGGTGTATCCGTCAAAGATGGCTGCGGCAAGCATTAGCCGGCAGTACCTCAAGCTCACCGACAAAGACGAGAAGCGCAAGCCGCCCAAGAACGAGGAAGAGGCGGCAAAGCAGGAAGAGAAAAAGGCAATGGAGAGCCAACTGGCTGTCTGTAAGGCGGTCCGAGAGGCTCAAGAAGAAGTTGATGAATACATCAAGGTGATGAGTGTGCTGGGCAAAGGGCCAGGTGACCCCGAGGAGAAAGACCTCGCCCCAGAAGCAATCAACGAGGTCTTCCAACAGGTCCGTAATAACTGGAAGCTCAAGCAAATCATGGAAGAGGCTGGACCATTCCAGAGATCGGCTGAGAGTCAGCAGCAACGCAAAACCAACATCGGCATGGACGAGCTGGTTGGAATCAAACTTGACGATAAGATCGAAAACCTGATAGATGAAGAGATGTTGGAGATCGTCTTCAAACCGACGCAAGCCAACGCCCTGCGTCGACTGATTGAGAAAGAGGCACTAGCGTTCCATTATCAAGGAATCCAGAAAGTCGGCAAGGGACCAGTAGTAGTACTCACTGATGGTTCTGCCTCCATGGCAGGTTGGAAGGAAATCAGGGCCAAAGCGTTTGCCCTGGGCATGGCCTGGATTGCAAAGCATCAGAAACGCTGGTGCTGTCTGGTAGAGTTCGCATCGGGCAGTGCCATGAACGTGTGCATCCTGAAGCCTGATGACTGGAACGAGCGAAATCTCATCGAGTGGCTATTGCACTTCTACAACGGCGGGACCACGTACCACGTCCCGTTCAAGGAGGTGCCCTTTACCCTCTGGCCAAAGATGGTACAGGAAGGACTGAAACCTGGAAAGACCGACATGATCATCATCACGGACGGCCAGTTGGACGTCCCGTGGCAGATCAAAAAGCGCTTCCTTGAGTGGAAGCAGAAAGAGAAGTGCCGGGCTATCGGCGTAATGATTGGTGCCGCCGGTGCCGGTGGTATCGCACAGTGCGTCGATGAGTATCACAACGTCACAAACATCACCGCAGAATCCAAGGCCGTTAAGAGTTGTTTCTCTATCTAGGAGGATGGTTCGATGAGTGCTACGAAGAGTACAAGTGATCAACGAGCCAAGGTGAAGGTCCGGGAGGATCGGCTCGAGGACACGATCCAGAAGCACGAGAGGATCCCGCTGATGGGCAAAACGGTCAGCTGTAAGATGCAAGCATCAACGGCCAAGGCCGTTGATGCTGCTCTATCAGTGGCCGGATTCGAGACAGAGCTCGGTGGCGAGCACAGTTGGGCAGCTGCGTACTCACGGTGCATCACGCACCGGGATCTGCGGAAAAACAAATACTTCCTGCGGGAGATCAGCAGTGGTGGAGGCGAAAGCATCCACCAGGTAGATATCCTCAAGGAATCAGTGAACGAAGACAAGACCGATGCAGACATCAAGAGGATGATCAAACAAGAGAAGGCCGGCTATGTCAGGTTCGACCAGGTCAACGGCACGGTGAAGTGCAAGAAGATCCCCGAGCTGGCCAAACAGTTGCAGGAGTTGGTTAACATCGCCAAGGTGACGTACACCGCCAACGACGCCACCCAACTGATCCAGAAGTTGTTCACGGAGAACAACAGCCTGTTCCCACCGATCCGTGAGCAAGGGGGCGTGTACTTGGTCTACAAGGAAGACTTCGACTTCCTGAAGCGGGTCAAGGTGCTAGTCAAGGAGATCGGTGGCAGGCCAAGGATCCTACCCATCCCGGAAGGATTCAAGGAGTCGGTTGAGGCAATCCGTGATATCACGGAAGATGCGGTGTCCTCGATGATCGAGGCCCACAAGAAGAAGATCGCCGAGTTCTCGGAAGACACCCGAGTCAAGAACATGGAGAACTACGCGGAAGAGGTCAAGAGCAGCAGGATGAAGATCAGGGCAAAGGCCCACTACCTCGGTGATCAGGCCAAGTCCTTGATGAAGGGACTTGATGAGGCCGATGATGAACTGCGCAAGAAGATTACCGAGGGTGCCAAGAAGCGAGCCGACGCCAGGGAGGCGGCCAACGGACAACCCCTCAACCCTCGCAAGACCATCCTGAACGAGCGTAGTGTAGCCAGTGTGCTGCACTGGATGGGTCTGCGCAAGGGGGCGGAGACGTGGGAGTTTGCGGACGCCGCAAGGGTGATCCGTAAGCTCGGTGCTGAAGACATCAAGGACAGCACGGTTCGGACAGGGTTAACTGACGCCCTGAACCCGAAGTACAGCAAGCCAGCGAAGCTGGAGAAGGAGGAGATCGAGAAGCTGAACAAGATGCGTGCCAAGGGGAAGAAAAGCGATGATTGAATGGATGTCGGTAATCTTCAAGAACGGAGAACGGAAGGCGTATCACAGTCAGCCACCAGATAGAAGGTTCTGGATTCTCCCCGTGGGGAAGAGGAACTTCATGTTGGCTGACTGTCTCGCTCCATTCGGGCAGAACCTTATCAAGAATGAAAGTACCCTGAAGAAATGCAAAGAGCTGGCCGAACAGATCCTCAACAAGGAGAAGAAAGATGTTACCAGAGACCAAACACCTAGTTACTACCTTCGAGGAAGCATCAAGCGCCGTCGATAAACTTGAAGAATTATGCCAAACCCGAGGAGACCGAGAAGACTTCAGCAATCTGGAACACATCCAGAAGGAGTATCAACGGCTCTCGATTTTACTTGACAATTACATCTCAGAGCTTGAGGAGCGATGTGGAGAGGCACCATCGAGAACGCCGCGTCTAGATCTCAAAGACGCGGCGCTCCGTGTCAAATCATTTCTCGAAGATGATTGTTTCCTCTACGAGCTCATCCTCCACAACCTCAAGGTCGTGATCTCTGGCCCAGATGATCCTGAGAGCATTAAGCTCTCCGACGAGGAGACGGATCTCGCAGACCAGATTGAAGAGGTAATCTTTGAGAACCTCGACAAGTTAATTGGAGGAAGCAATGCCAAGATGTGAACACTGCTCTAGTGGAGCAAAGCCAGTCAGCTGTGTCGTTTGCACACGCCGTATGTGCGAGGACTGCATCAGCTATGATGAGCGTAGGCCAGTCTGTGGACTGTGCTACGACCGAAAAGCAGAGGAGGAAGCAATGCTCAGAAAACGTGAGTTCAAGGGCACGATCGAGGAGCGTATCATCGCGGCCCTCCGCCGTACCTACCAGTACATTGCTCCCGACCTGCACAACCTACCGGGCAGCAGGAGGATCAAACGGAAAGACCTCATGGATACGGTAGGAGATTACTATCTGGGTCACTGCCCAGGTGACCCAGAAGATGACAAAGAAGCGTATGAGGCATGGAAGAAACTCAGTCCCAAGGATCAGGACGATCTACTCAAGCAGGCGTTCCCGTCCAAGGTCTATGAATAATTGAGGGGACCAATGAACCCACGAAAAAAGCTCGGCCCTGGCGATGAGGTGGAATACCTCACCAACGAGGATCACTGGCAGCACTGGCCCTATGCCTGTATCAAGCGACCTCGCGGAAAGGGTGAGTTGGCCGAAGTCGGCCTACTAAGATCTGATTGTATGAAACCGAAGATCAAGGTGTTCGACGCCAACCTGTTCCTCCAGCCGATGGAGGAGTCTGCGTTCCAGGCGACCCTGAAGCACGAGTACAAAGACATCAATGCGTTACTGGCGGACGGATGGGTGGTTGATTAGGAGACATCACAATGGAAGAAAAGACCAAAGCCTACGCCAAGATCGTCGGCAGCAAGGGAAGTGACACAGGGCCGATGTGGTACGCCATTTGTTCACATCCCGAGGACTTCGATTCCCTGAGCCGGTTCAAGTGGACCGGCCCGTACCGAGACAAGACCGATGCAGAGAATGCGGCCTACGACGAGGCCAAAAGGGACAACCTGGAACTGGAGTGGCTCTACTAAGGAGTAAGTACAGTGAGAGAAGTACTGATGCTTCGCTGTTTCAGGGACCGAGCAGTGGACAAGAGTCCAAGATGGATTCTTGTGTCAGGCAAGGATGTCATCAAGGCCAGCCCGGGAGTGGCCTTGTGTGATGTCAAGGAAGAGTTCCGCAAGCGGTTTGGAGACAAACTGAAGTTTGTACGGGTCTACGGAACGGATCCAGTCCTCAACAGTGCTGCCGTAGAGGGGATCCTCTTCAGGCAGCGCAGTGGCATCAAGGAGCCGGAAAATGTCTGAGACCAAAGAGAAACCGAAATACGGTGCCTGGGGGTTTGTCTGCACAAACCCCGATTGTGGCTGGGTGGTGATGAAAAAGCCCAGCCAGGTCAAGTCGGAAAAAGATTTCTGTGAGATTTGCGGCAAGGAAGTCACCGGGCACTTCACTGAACATCCGGCCGAGATCATCGCACACATCACGGACGTCGTGTCCAAAAAGATCTTCGAGCACGCCCAGAAGGACGGGCTCTACGTCTGGCAGAAGTCAAAGGGGAAAGTCTACATCTTCAAGTGCAACACAGCATCAACTGTCAAGTTCCCCGAGAAGCCGGAGGCCCGAGCATTCCTGAGCCTGGACCCTGTGTTCGAGGGGAAGTACCAGGACGCAATGATGTACGTGTTAAAGCACAGCAAGGAGCTTCCCCGGCACCTGGCTGTGATGAATTGAGGGGAAAATGGGCAAGTATGCTGACTTCAAGCCGTTCTCGATCGTCAACTACAAAGGCACCTGGGTAGTGATCTGCCAAGGATGCCCTATTGATGTCGTAGGCACGGATGCCGAAGATGACCGAAGGATCGCACTCACGTCAACGACGGACAGAGAAGAAGCAGAGAGCCTGGCCGCGCGGCTCAATAAAGCGTGGCGGAAGCATCACAAGTCTAACTAGGAGGATGGTTCGATGAAGATGAAGCGATTGAAGAACTCGTTCCAGCTCAAGGCCCGGAAGCTGACCAAGGCCCAAACCCTCAACGCGGTAACGGTTCTGATGCAGACCCTCACCCGGCAGTGGAAGGGTGAGAACCCCGTTCCAGAGGCCCAACAGGTTCACGAGTGCAAGGTGGTGTTGAAGGAGGGAGACGGTCTGCTGTCAAAGGATGCAGCCGAGTGTGTCGGAATCCAACTAGAACTGTATCCAAAGGAAACCACGGTCTGCATCAGACCCACCACGCAAACAAGTGAGTGGGTTCTTCTGTCCTTAACGGAGAAGGGATGGGCGCCCTCTCCCAAGAAGATCATCGGCGTGCTGCGGCATCTGCTCGAGCGCGGAACCTGGACCCGTCCGTAAAGCGATGGCCCCTACCCCTCCCCAGCAATGGGGAGGGGTATTCCTAATCTGGGTGCATGATGGTTTCCAAAGCTCTACCGCATCAGAAAGAAGGTGCCTTCGATATCGAGACATTTGGGGGACGAATTGGTATCTTCTGGGAAATGGCGGGTGGCAAGACCTATATGTCCCTCAAATGGTTCTACCGCAACAGAGATGTCGCGTGGCCCATGTTGGTTGTGTGTCCCACCAACATCCGAAAGCAGTGGGCCAAAGAGGCAATGAAGCACTTTGGACTAACATCGAAGATCCTAAGATCCCACACACCGTATCCGTTGATGCACAAACCAAAGGTTGATGTGCTGATCATCGGGTACGATGTTCTGCAATACTGGCAAGAGTGGTTGATCAATCGGAAGATCCGATTGATAGTCATCGACGAGTGCCAAAACATCAGCAACAAGAACATCAGGTGGCGGGCACTCAAGAACATCAGCGAGAGCTGTGACGTCCCTTACATCCTACCGCTGAGTGGCACCCCACAGCTCAACCGCCCCATTGAGCTATGGAACGTAATCAACCTTTTGGCAGGTAGGCACGCCAAATATGCCATGAGGAAGAAATGGCCGAGGGTATTGCGGGTGTTCCGAGAGTTCGCAGATGCCTTCTGTGACCCCAAACGTACCAGATATGGTATGCAGTACAAAGGAGCAACCGACCTCAAAAGATTGAATAAGCTACTAAAGAAATATATAATGTTGCGGCTGACGGAGGAAGATATCAACAAAGACCAGCTACCCAAGCTGCGTAGAGTCATCCCCGTTAAGCTCTCAGACCCAGCACAGTACGCCATGATCGTTAGGAGCTTTGTACGGTGGGTGGACTCCTTCGCATCAGCCAGAGCACTGCGGGCAGCCAAGGCTATGCAGATAACCAAGATCCAGTACATGAAGCATCTGGCAGCAAGACTCAAGATGTCCGCAGTACTGAAGTGGCTTGATAGATTCCTGAAGAAGCATCCGAATGAGAAGCTGTGCATCTTCGCCCTGCACAAGGACATCATTCGGATTCTGAAAAAGCACTACGAACATCGGTACTATCTTATCGACGGTTCGGTCCCAATGGAGGAACGGAACGGAATCGTTGATAGGTTCAACCGCAAAGACGGAAGGAGGATATTCATTATCCAGCTCAGGGTCGGCGGGGTAGGGCTAAACATCAAGGCCCGGAACTCAGCGATCCTAGAGTTGTGGTGGAACCCCGGCACTCATCTGCAAGTAGAGGGCAGAACCCGGGGAAAGAACCGTGGCATCGAAGGCAAGCGGTCGAGGTATTATTATCTCATTGGGGAGGGAACGATTGAAGTTAAGCTCTGTTCACTGATTGAAAGACGGCAAGAAATCTTCAATGCCGTCATGGATGGAAAGGCCGGGGCCAAGGGAATGGACATCTACAACCTGCTGACCAAGGCGTTGACTGAGGAAACCAAAGGGGGCCTGTTTCTAGATTAGGAGATCAAAATGGCGAACGATCCAGCAACCGTGCATGTGCGGAATGTGCCGCTCTGGCTCAAAATGAAGTTCAACATCCATTGTATCAAAAACCACCTTAGCATGAACGACATGATAATCAAGATAATGTATGAAGTTGTTGGTGGAGGAGACGATGGTCAAACACTGCACTTCCCCTTATCGAAAAGGGGACCAAAGAAAAGGATGAAGAAGCGGGAAAAGCGGGGGCGACCCGGAAAGGAAGCGCGAACCTACTAAACCGTTGGCTTGATTTAGCACCAGAACGGCGCAGGGGGCGTTTTTTGGGCTTTGGTAGGGGTGTGGTAGCCTGAAAGGCCCAAAACCCCGCCTCAGCCGTTCTGGCGCGTTTGAACGCTAGTTAACGTTTGTACACCAAAGAAGCATTTGTACACTAAGGAGAACACCTATGGACCCGAAAGAGCTGCAAAAAGAACTGATTGCCGTGTTTGGCAAGTACGATGTTCATTTAGCGTTATTCTCGTTCGCTTACACAGACGAGAAAGGAAACATCGCAACCTACTCGAACTGCCTATGTCATATCCCACCAAGGGACCACGAGGAACAACTGCTCAGAGACACGGCGGCAAAAGAGTTACATGATATCTGTAGCAAGACGCTCAAGAACATCTATGGAGGCAGATGAACCATGAAACGGAAGAAAGAATCAAAGTATCCGCCTTACCCCGGCAGCAATTGGGACTATGGTCTGAAGATGGCAGCAGCACAGATGCTACTGCCATCGAACAAGTGCATCTGCATCTATTGCAGACAACAAGCCAAAACAGAGAAAGGCATCAAACACATCAGCGACTGCCCAACAAGGAGAAAGAAATGAACGAAGCTAAGATCAAAAAGCTCGTAATGATCCACACCGAGAACCTGATGAACACTCGATTCAGGAAGGCAGCCTGTGCCGGAAAAGACTGTCTGTTCTGGGCATGGGCAGCAGCACTGGCTCTCAGGAAGTATGGTCTCAGATCCGTCCTGCAAGCTGGGACGTGCTTCTGGCCCAGACTCACTGAGGAACAGGCAAAGGAACGACCAACAGAGGCAGACTGTTTCGGATACAAGTGGGACCCAGACAGTGAGATCAGCCAAGCGCTAGTGAGGAACAACTGTCTGCCTGAGGTTCACGTTTGGACAGCGGCACAGGGAGATGATACGGGAGTTATTGTCTACGATCCAAGCAGCGCGTTCTTTCCCGAACGATGTTCGGCCATGCTCAAATTGGATTGGCCGGGTCCAAAACCGCCAAAGCGATTCTGGACATCGAAGATGTTCCCGCCGCCATTCAAGGGAATTGAGTACACCCCACATCGGGAAGCAAACATCATGGCGGCACTGAAGATCCAAGAACTCTACGAGGTCTTAGGCGGTAAGTAATGGACATTGAAGACATCCTTGACGACTACGGAGTGGAACACAGGGCATACGGTGAGGATCACCACGTTAGCGAGGGTTGGCTGGGGTTGCAGTGCCCACAGTGCGGAGCGGACAGTGGGGTGTTCCACCTGGGCTACAACCTGGAGTGGAAGTATCTAAGCTGCTGGCAGTGTGGACGGATGCCACTGACCAAAACCCTGGCAGAGCTAATCAACGAACCCTACGCCAAGGTCAAGCAGATGGTCGGAGACCTTGAAGAAAGGAGCTTCGACAAGATTCCCATTAGGGGAAAGTTAGTACTGCCTTTTGGGATTGGCCCATTGCAAAAGATTCATAAAATGTATCTAAGGGAAAGGAGGTTCGACCCAGAGGCGTTGAGCAAGCAGTGGGAGCTAGAAGGTATTGGTCCTGCACCAAAGAGGCGGTTCAGCCTGTTCATACCAATCTTCCTGCACAACCAGATGGTCTCGTTTACCACGAGGTCGGTATGCAAGACAGCAAGGAAGAGATACGATGCGGCCAAGACCAACGAAGAATCGGTCAGTGCCAAATCATTACTCTTCGGAGCTGATCACGTCCGGCATACGGCCATTGTCTGTGAAGGACCATTCGATGTATTTAGGATTGGGTACGGGGCGGTCGCCGTGCTCGGTGTTGATACTACCCCCGAACAACTGTACCGTATCTCACAATTCCCAAGGAGGATCGTATGCTTCGACAATGAGAAGAAGGCCCAACAGAGGGCTGACGCACTATGTCAGGAACTCAGCAAGATGGGAAGGGGCAAAACACAGCGGCTGATACTGGACGCCGAAGACCCGGGGGCGGCCAGTCAAAAAGAAATCAACCGGGTCAGGAGATTGTTCCTAGGAGACTAAGATGCGGTACGTACAAGTGAGGCGAAGCAACTACTACAAGCGCCTCAACCAGATTCTCGACGATGCTTTCTCCGAGGCAGATGTGTTGGGCTTGTCGTTCAGAGACCTGGCCCGATTATCGGGGTTGCACTACCGAACCATACTGAGGCTCAACTACCGGATCACCGAGTACCCAGAGCTTAACACGGTGATGCTGGTCTGCAAAGCCGTCGGCCTCAACCTGACCACCGCCCAACCGGGCCAGAACGGAGAACACCAATGAGTAACAACTGGAGCTCGGCAGAGATCTATTACTCCTTGCCTGAGATTTGGGAACAGGTCCAGGAAATGGGAGAGGACATGGGCCTGAAGATGCCTTCAGTGGGAAATGGTCATCGACTAATGGTACTCATAAAGAGTACTACAGATCTCACAAAGCCGCTTCTCAAACTCAGGGAGAAGACGCGAACCACGTTCGGGTATCCGGCAATCAACGTGGGCACAAAGGAAGAGGAGATCTTCCAAATCAAGCTCACCGATCCCGAAACCCCCTCGGCTGTCCTGGACAGCATTCAGGACGTCCACCTCAACCCAGAGCTTTCCGGTATAATCCACAGCTTCTCAAAAAGTGCAGTGAGATATCAACTGGTAGGCGCAAGGGTAGAGGTCATTGACCATTGTAGCGCTTGGAGGAGCGGGTACTTCATCGCTAGTCAATCATCCGGTACGTCGGCATACCAGAATATGACCTTGAGCCTAATTAGAGACAAAGACAACCAGACACAATTCCTGGCCAAGAAGATAAAAGAGACCCAAATTGGTGAGATCATCAAACACAAGTACCAGGGAAAGTTAGCTGAGACAATACAGAAAACCGTACCGAGCGAAGAAGAAATCAAAGAACTAATCGAAAACTTAGATCTGAAGTCAAGACTAGAAGGACACGGTGGCCTCAACCGGCACACCAGCCCATATGGCAGCGGTAAGTTCTCACTCACAAACACTGGGAGGAGCCTTGCAGCTCCCAAATGGGAGCTGCAACTACCATCGTACCAAACCTACAGAAAGAAAATGCGAACCGTGGTCGCAGACGATGCAAATGATCTAATAGCAACCATAAATATTCAAATTGAAGAGCAATGCCGGGTATGGCAAAACACCCCAGTCAAGTTCTTTGAAATGTACCGTGTAATGGGCCTATCCCTGTAAGAGGAGGTCAGCAATGAGCGTCAGTCCCAAAGAGCTGAAGACAATCCTAACCAAACTCTTCAAGAAGCAGAACCCGACCATCACTGTCGGCAGCCCCGGATCCGGCAAGACAGACATCCACAAGCAGGTCGCCAAATCTTTGGATATGCGGCTAATCACCGTGTATCCTGCTCTGCTTGACCCAACTGATCTGGGGGGAATGCCGTTGCCCGTCGCACAGATCAACGGTGGACCCCCAAAGCTCCAAAGAGCCTATGATTCGTTGCTGACCCGATTCGTGAAGACCAAGCGGCCAACCCTGGTTCTCTTCGACGAGCTGGGGCAGGCTAACTCAGAGATGCAGGCAGCAACGGCACAACTGATCCTGAGCCGCAGGGTGGGCATCCATCCAGTTAGCGATACGGTTACGTTCGCGGCCTGTACCAACTTCGTCAGTGACCTGGCCGGGGCAAACCCGATTCTGACACATCTGATCTCACGGTTTGCCACGCGGCTAGAGTTACAGCCCACCGTGGAAGACTGGTTCGAGTGGGCCATCTACAACGAGGTTCACCCGGTCGTGATCTCTTTCATCAGGAGTCATCCATCACACCTGATGTGTAGCGAAGACCAGTTGAAGAAATCTTATGCGACAGGGGAAGCCTACCCCTGTCCAAGGGCATGGGGCAAAAACCTCGCTGATGTCATTAGCGCCGGCTGCGACGAGGAAGAAGCCTTTCACGGAGCAGTAGGCAAGGCATCTGGGGTGGCATTCGCGGCACACTATCGCCTACAGGCCAAACATCAGAACCTGGCGGACGTAGCTTCGGGCAAGAGTGAGTTGAAGTGGCCGGGTGAGAAAGAGCTTGGGTTGTGTTACTTAATTGCCCTCGGTCTGGGAGTGCTAACCAACAAGACGAATGCAGACCGAATAATCAAGCTTAGCAATGAGATGCCAGTGCAGTACGCCATACTCTGTCTGCGACAGGCTATGGCTGTTCATTCAACCCTCGACATCGCGAAGATCAAGAACTCGGCAGTAGGCAAGGCCATACTGTCGATCCGGCACTCAAAACTAAAACAGTAAGGAGAATCTAATGTTGAAAGACTCTTTCGATTCACTGCTGATGACGTTCCCCGAGATGGCACCGGGGCTTCTGCGATTACAGCCCGTCGAAGACAACACGATCGAAACCGCTTGCACTGACGGAAAACACTTGTACTACAACCCAGACTTCGTGGCAAATCTGGATGTGATGCAGCGGGATTTCCTGGTGCTGCACGAGGTCTTCCATTGTCTGTTCGGGCACCTGAACATCGAAGAATGGCGAGACCCATACAAGGCCAACATCGCCCAAGACTTTGAGATCAACCTCTCACTGGTCAGTGCCGGGTTCAAGCAACCTAACAAATTGCTGTTTGATATGAAATACAAGGGTCTGTGCTGGCAAGAGATCTATGACATGATACCAACCCTGCAAGTCGGAGGGTGTAAAGGGTGTGGGGGTGTGATCTACGACCTCACCGGCAAGGGTATCACAGAAGAGGAGAAGCAGAAGATCAAAAAGGAGTGGCAACAGGCAGCCGCTGACTACATTGAACTCGCCAAGCGGGTAGGTAGACTGCCGGGCGGCATGGAGGTCCAGCTCAACAGACAGAACGAGCTAAGGCCGTCGATAGAGGCCATACTCAGGCCGTACCTGAAACGGACCTTATTCGCAGACCATTACACCTACAGGAGACTCAAGCGAAGAGGTTTGGCGCTGGGGATCATCCTACCCGGCACACAGGGCCACAAGAGAGACAAAATTGTAGTGTGTATTGATCTGTCAGGATCAATGAACGAGAAAGAGCTAGACATGGCCTGGGGAATCATCGGAGACCTGACAGCCCAGCACCACAGCAAGTGGCGTCTCGTTGCCGGAGATACGGAGGTAACTTATGATGAAGAATTGGCTGATCGAGCACCACTGCCAGACTCGATTAAGATGAAGGGTCGTGGAGGAACAGACTTTGCACCGTTGATTGAGGCTGCAAAGATGCACCGACCGGCAGCAATCCTGTTCTTCACAGACCTCTTCGGCACCTTCGGAGACAACCCCAACATCCCGATACATTGGATTACCCACACGGAGACTATTGATGTTCCGTTCGGGTCAGTGTGCATCCTGCCAAAGATGGAGTGATCCAATGACCAAATACATCTTCAGACGAGTGGCGGTGTTGAAGAAAAGATTATCTTACTTGGAGGGAAGAATCAGAAGCAGGGAGAACGGTGGCAAGGCAACAGACTGGGATAGGGCTGAGGCAGGGGCGATACGGTTCGCCCTGGCCTGTATTGAGCTGTGCAACCAGAACAACCTTATCACTTCCGAGACAGGCAGAAGAGAGCAGCAGGAACTATAACCAATAGGGAGATGTCTCATGGCAAAGAAAAAGATTGGTCTCTCAGAGTTTGCAGACAAGGTACGGAAGCTTCTCAACGAGGACACGGAAGAGACGCCGGAGACGACCAACCTGGAGATGAGTCCTCAACAGCTTCTTGATGCCATTGCTGATGAAGCGAACGGACCGGCATTACGTCAGTTCTTCTTGGATGGGGAATGGCGTATCTGTGTCCGCATGGGACTGATATCAGGGGTCGAAGCAGGCAAACTCAAAATCCCAGGCTGGAAGAACCTGATGGCACATCTGCGGGTCACTTACTCGGTTCTGAGGGGGAACAAATGACCAAGAAACCCTTTGAGCACGTTCGTTGGATTGCAATCTCCATGCTAGTATGGGTAGTTGTGCTACTACTATGTGCTGTACTGAGCGTGATCAGCCTGGGCGTGTGGACTCTACCGGCAGCCTTCCTGGTGCTGATATGGTTCCCAATGAGCTTTCTGATCATCTACCTGCCGGCTTGGATGTGGCATCTGGATTCACCCGGCAACAATCAGACGCCAGACCGTACCGAAGACAACGGAGATGGGGATTTTGCTTAGTGGCTTTCCTGGATGTACAAACATTCTAAAAAGCGAGTAAAAAGATACTTGCAAAAACAAGGAAAGATGTGTATGGTAAAAAGTTGGCCGGAGGTTGCCAATTTCGGATTGGACTTCCGGCCAACAGTAACAAAAGTGTGGCGGCTGGTAGTATACCGCAGGAACGGCATCTGTGCAACACAGGAAACCAAGAATGCGATACACCAGGGGGTTCTTTCGCAGCTCTACACCCCGACCAATAGTGAACTGCGTGATTAGTGGCTGTAGGTATAATGAAGCCCCCCTACGGGGGATAAGCACCACAGGCGACTTAAGAGGGTTCGAGTCCTGGCTCTGGACGGATTCCCAACCAGGTTTGGTAGTTGCAATCCCATATGCTAAGGTGTTACAACCATAGTCTCCCTCAGCCGGAAGGCACAAAGTCGCTCATAGCCTGAAATAACCCACCCCGCCACTCCAAACGACAAGACCCCTCGGGTAAGGGCACCACAGGCTTCCTCGTTCATGTGGTTCTGATGGCCTCATAACCATCATAAAACCACATGGGAAGCCTGGGGGAATCCTTCTGGACTTTGGGGCAAAGATTAGGGAAAAAGGGGGAGGGGAAAAAGAGGAAAGATTCAGCAAGATTAGGAAAAGGGAAGACTATCTGGAGAGAAAAATGAAAGGCCCAAAGAGGAAAAAGATTAGACTCGGCAGATGGGTTAAGCTCAAAGAGCTGTGCAACCCTGCATTCAAAGAGATCCCTGACGATGTAATTAGGAATCTACGAGAAATGGGGTGGATGAAGCCAAACACAGTCTGGCCAAGTGATCTGGCATTCGAGCTAAGAGTCGTTCAGATTGGTTGGGATACGCTTAGTAAATGGGAACTGGCTATCGCTCCCTCTCTCAGGAAACCATTTGGTCTCTCAAAAGATAAAAAGAAACGTCAGAAAGCTTATTGGGATCGCACTAGATACATTAGTGAACGTAGGAAGATAAGACGTGAAAAGAAAAGAGAGCAAGAGTTAGAAGAGGGATGGCTCAAAGAGTCCATAAGTGATGCAGAAAGACAGGAAATAATCAGGCTTTCGGGAGAGCTCAAAAGAAGAGGAACAAATTAAGGAGACATTGTCATGTCAGGAGAATACGAAGGTTTCATGCCTGAGAAACGGCCATCCGATTTCGAGGAATCGTTTGCATACCGTTGTATGGTCAAGCTATACAAGGCCCTTGAGGCCAAGGGCATTGTGGTACATGGTAAGGGGACCATCAATCCGACCCGACAAACACAGTATTTTGATACCATCTTACAGATCTACGATAAAGCCACTATCGGGAAGACACTTGATTGGTTTATTAAATCCCTCAATTCACCGTATCACCTCAAAATCAGCTCTGCCAGGTCTTTCTGTAATAGATTCCTAGACGTCCGCTCTGCAATGGACAGGGACTACACTACTATCAAACCATCAAAAGACGCCTTCCTCATGGCCAAGGAGCTAAGGAAGTACGGATGGCCAAATGATAATGAGCTGCCCGCCGTCATCCATATCTCAATGGTTAACTACACTCAATTCCGCAAAGACCTCTGTAAGTTCCGAGATCATCTAACGGAACAAATCAACAAGGTCGAAAGAGAGATCAAACGAAAGGAACGCAGAGGGAAAAACACAGAAGACCTTGAGAGTCTGTCATGGGACATTGACCATATGTGTGAGTTCGTGAAGTATTGCCTCTGTACTCGATACTCATACCCTTGGGAGTTTATAGAAAGGTGGTTCATGGCCGTATGGGACATGCTTAGAGATTGGGAAAACTGGAATGGATCTTTGATGCAGTTTGTCTTTGCCGAAGATACTCGGCGCTTCTACAGATACGGATGCAAAACAGCACAAATCTTCTACAACGACTGTCAGCTTTTTGACAACCTGTTAAAGGAGTTGAAAGGATGGCGAGAAAGGACCAAGAATGCAAATTAAAGATTACGAGAACGCAGCCGGGGTCAGAGCTCTCGTCGCCCTTGTAACAAACGCAAAGGTCTTGGGCCAGGTGGCGGCGAAGTGGGATAAAGAGGGGTTGTTCCAAACCCGATGGGAAAACATCATCGGCAAGTGGTGTGTTGAGCACTACGAGAAGCACAGCAAATCACCCGGTAAATCTATCTTAGCCCGGTTTGAGGAATGGGCATCCCACGCCAGGGATCAGTCTAACGTTCGGTTGGTTGAGACCTTCCTACAGAATCTGTCCGAGGAAGGTCGGCACATCAACAAGAACATCAGTACTCCGGTGCTGATTGACAAAGTTGATAACTACTTCAATGAAGTCAGATTGATTAAGACCAAGAATCAGGTAGAGAGTTTGATTGAGAAAGGGGAAGTTGACAAAGCCTATCAGCTAATGAATGGGGTGTCCAAGGTTGAGATATCCCACCGTGAAGGGGTGAGTATTCTCTTTGATAAAGGTGCTATCAAGGAAGCTCTACACGAGAAGCACGAAGGTATCATACAGTATCCAGGAGATGCAGGGGCGTTCTTTGGTGAAGCTCTGGAACGCGAATCGCTGATTTGCCTGTGGGCACCCATGAAGCGAGCAAAGACGTTCTGGTTACTAGATATGGCATGGAGGGCGATGCTGCAACGCAAACGTGTCGTCTTCTTTGAGGTAGGAGACCTGACCAAGAACCAAACCATGCGAAGGTTCATGATCAGAGCGTTGCATCGACCTCTAAAAGCTACCAGGCCAGACAAACCCGTCAAGTATCCAAAACGTCTATATCGACTAGATGAAGATGACTCGATCAAGATTCGATACGAAGACCGCAAGTTCAAGAAAGACGTTACCGAAAGAGAGATGTTCAGGGCGTTTGAGAACGTCGCCAAAACACAGGTCAAATCAAAAGAGAGCTACTTGGAGCTGTATACGTTCCCGACAGGAACCGTAGGCATTCGAGACATCAAAGAAATCTTGCGTAGCCTGGACCGTTCGGGGTGGGTGCCTGATGTTATTTGCATTGATTACATTGACCTACTGAACCATCCGTACCTGGGCGGATCTGGAATGCGAGACAGGGTCAATGAATCTTGGAAACAACTGGCAGGACTCAAGCACTCCATGCACTGCCTTGCCCTTACGGCATCACAGACCAATGCCGCCAGCTTCAACGCCGACCTAATTACTATGAGCCATTTCTCAGAAGACAATCGAAAACTGGCACATGCCAATGGAATCATAGGAATCGCTCGACCATCACGTAAGGGTCGGGAAGGCTTGCTTACTCTTAATTGGGTAGTGCTAAGGGAGCACGAGTTTGAAATCACCAAACGAGTCACCTGTGCCCCTTGTCTGCCCATTGGAAATCCGTGTGTGCTTTCTTGTTGGTAGACTTTCAGAAAGGAGGAATCCAAAGAGAGCTCGGTATCACGAAGAAAATATGGTCTAAAACTGAAAACGGTATTGCTTTTGACACAAGAGATGCTAAACTAGCTCTAGGCGAAAACGATCCGCTGTGTTAGCGGGTCAAAACTTCCTTCTATCTCAGGGAGCCGAATCATGGCCGAAAAGAAAGTCCTCAAGCACGAAGGGTTGGTCAAGCTCATGGGGCTGCTCGGCAAGAAGGCCGACAACTGGAACGAGACGAAGATGCTCGTACAGCTCAAGACCCTGCCGGGGCAGCTCAAGGAAGAGAACAGCAGCGTCGCCAAGGCTGCCGCCAAGCTGGACCAGAAGTGGAAGAACCGTCTCGAAGAGGTCATCAAGGCGGTTGATGACAAGGCAGACATCAGCATCAAGGGGGCACCGGGCGGCAAGGGCAAGGATGGTAAGGGTGAGAAGAAGAAGCGGAGTGGACCACCCCGGGGACCGAAGGCCAAGATCTTCGAGCACAGCGCCGCCAGCGTGCTCAAGTGGATGGGGTCGAAGAGCATGAGCCGATCCCACGGCAAGAAGGTCTGGGAGAAGTACGGCGAGGGCAACATGGCCGAGAGCAGCATCGGCACCTACCTCACTGACGGAAGGAACCCGAAGTACTGTGGAGAGATGCCCAACCTCTCCAAGGAAGAGATGAACAAAATCAAGTCCCTCAAGCCGGACGACGACGAAGGGGTGAAGACCCGAACCAAGCCGGAAGAGGAAGATGGCAAGGCCAAGAAGGGCGAGAAGAAGACCGAGAAGAAGAAGGTCAAGAAAGAGAAGGAAGCGACCCAGGCCACCGAGTAACACTGCGTCGGGGAGCTGGAGGAAGACGGGGCACGGAACGCCCCGTCTTTTTCCCTTTTCTATCACCACCTCTATCTGCGTGAGAATCATGTACGCTGTCACACAACGCTTCGAGTTTGATGCGGGCCACCGCATCATCGGGCATGAAGGAAAGTGCAAGTATCTGCACGGACACCACTACATTGCAGAGATCACCATCGAGTCCAAAACCCTGAACGACCTTGACATGGTGGTTGACTTCTCGGCTATCAAAGCCAGGGTCGGCAAGTGGATAGACGACAATTGGGATCACAACTTCCTGCTGTTCACCAAAGACCCCCTGAAGAACTCAACAACGATTCACGGAAGAGAGTTCTTTATCATGCCTCAAGGGTTCCAGCCAACGGCAGAGGCGATGGCCAGGGTACTCTATGATGGCATAACGAAGATGCTTGAAGACCCAGATCCCAAAGCCGCTGCGCTGTGGGGCCATCTAAGGATCATTGGGGCCAAGGTTTGGGAGACCCCGAAGTGTGCAGCCGCCTATCATTCTGGAGGTTGATATGCCACTGAACCAACAACCCATCTCAAAACTTGATGTCAGGAAAGATGGCAGCCTGGTAGTCAAAGAGATCTTCTATACCATTCAGGGTGAGGGTCCGTACTGTGGCGAGCCTGCCATATTCATTCGCCTCGGTGGATGCAACGTTTTATGTCCCCTCTGCTTCGGCACAGCGGTGAAGTCAAGAATCCCCTATCTATCAAGATCGTTCGGGGAGAAGGTACGACTTGATAAGGTAGAGGAAGGGGAGGTAATCCTTACGTTCGATCAAGACATGAACTTGGTCGAAACCAAGGTGGCTGACGTCATTGACAGAGTTGCCAAAAAATGGCTTGAGATTACCATTGACGGGCATACATACGACGTCACCAGAGAACACCCTTTCTTTACCAAGCGAGGACTCGTTGAAGCTCAGCACCTGGAAGTGGGAGATATCATCCTCGAAGCCAAACCCTGGAGTGGTAAAAGAGTAGATGGCAAAGAGCTACTCGATAAACACAATGGAAAGGAGGTACAAAAGATCAAGAGGTGTCGTGGCAAGCTTTCGGTCAGGAATATCAGCTGTGCTCCGTACAACACCTACTTAGCTGATGGCATGTGGGTACACAACTGCGACACCGAGTATACCAGCGACCTTGCCGTCATGTCTACTGATGACATAATGACAACCGTGCAACGTATCAGGAAGTACCAGGCCAAGCAGCACGAGCGCCTCATAGTAATCACAGGAGGGGAACCGTTCCGGCAGAACATTTCACCACTGGTAAGAAAAATCTTGTCAGCTGGCTTGCTTCCACAGATTGAGACCAACGGCACACTACCTCAATCTGTAGACTGGCCAGACTATGAGGACTTTGTACCCATCGTGTGCAGTCCCAAGGCGCCCAAGATCAGCCTCCGGTCCGTTCATCTTTACTTCAAGTATGTCATTGAAGCGGGCTTCGTATCTGAAAAGGATGGACTGCCAACCCGCGTTCTGGGTGCCGACATTCCAAACCTCTTCCGCCCAGACCAGAAATGGCCGAGGCAGAAGATCTACGTAGTTCCCTGTGACACCGGGGAACCAACCTCCAACAAAGCGAATCTCGCAGCAGCAAGAGATGTTGCACTGAAGTACGGGTACACATTGGGCGTGCAACTGCACAAGATCTGTAACCTTCCCTGAAAGGAGCAACCGATGTTGAGACACATTGTCGCCTTGTCTGGTGGTATGGACTCTGCTACCCTTCTGGGGCAAGTCCTCGCCGAGCAGTGCTTTGAATCAGAGACACACAGAGAGGTCTTGTGTGTCAACTTCAACTACGGCAGCAAGCACGGAGCCTACGAACAGGACGCGGCCCAAAAGGTCGCCGACCATTATAAGGTTCAGGTAATCACGGAAGATTTCACTCACATCTTTGCCCGGTTCAAATCCAATCTACTTAAGAGCGGAGGTGAAATCCCGGAAGGACATTATACCGACGTCAGCATGACACAGACAGTAGTACCGGGAAGGAACATCATCTTCCTGAGCTACCTCGCTGGTCTAGCGTGGTCCCTTGAAGTCAGAGAGATTTGGATTGGCGTTCATCAAGGCGACCATGCGATCTACCCCGATTGCAGACCCGAGTTCTTCTACCCGATGCGGTCAGCCATTGGTGTTGGTACTGAGTATCGAGTCAGTCTTCGAGCCCCCTTGCTACTGTCAAACAAGTCTCAGATTCTGGAGCAAGGTTTGAAACTCAAGGTGCCATACCAGCTAACAAGGAGTTGTTACTGTGATTCACAGCTTGCTTGCGGGAGGTGTGGTGCTTGTACTGAAAGACTGGAGGCGTTTGCTCAGAACGGTGTTACCGACCCGATTACCTATCAACCCCAAGGTGTGTGAGATGCCTGCCCTCCACAGGGATAGTGTCGAATTGGGAATCAGAGACCTACTGATCTTGATCGGTGAGGATCCAGATCGGGAAGGACTTAGGGAAACACCCAACCGCTTCATCAATGCCATCACCGAGATGACTGGAGGAAGATGGGAAGACCCGGCTCAATACGTCAAAACCTTTGAAGATGGAGCCTGTGACGAGTTAGTCGCACTGGTCGACATGCCCCTCACTTCGATCTGTGAACACCACCTGATGCCATTCATGGGCATAGCTAGCATCGGGTACATTCCTGATCGTCGGGTAATCGGTATCAGCAAACTAGGGCGAATCCTACAGTGCTTTGCCCGACGTCTACAAATCCAAGAAAAGCTGACACAACAGGTCACCAACTTCCTGATGGAGAACCTACAACCGTTAGGAGCCGCCTGTGTAATCAAGGCTACTCACACTTGCATGATATGCCGTGGTGCGTACCAGAGCGGCACCATGATCACCAGTAGCTTGCAGGGTGTCTTCCGAACCGAGGCAGAGGCAAGGGCCGAGTTCCTGGAACTGATTAAGCGAGGGAGATAACATGCACGAAGAGCTAAAAGCATTGGGGTCTCGCTCTGAGATCCCTTCCCAACCAGAAAGAACAACCCTGGAGACTTTCCCGAATCCGAATCCTAACCGTCGCTATCTGATCCAGCACGAAACATCAGAATGGACTTCATTGTGTCCAGTCACCGGCCAGCCCGACTTCGCAACTATCACCATCTCCTACGAACCTCGGGAATGGTGCGTCGAAAGCAAAAGCCTCAAACTGTATCTACAGAGCTACCGCAACTACCATGGATTCATGGAGGAAATTATCAACAACATTGCCAGTGACCTAAGAGAGGTTTGTGATCCAAGGTGGCTTCGCGTTGTTGGAGATTATGCTCCGCGTGGGGGAGTCTCTTCCACTGTCACAGTGACGCTCGAAAGCAACCCCAGCCTAATAGCAACCCCATCCTGATTGATAAAAGAAAGGAGGAGGAATCATGAAACGTCTCTTAGTGCTTGACTCCGGGGCCTTTCAGCGTCTGGACAAAGGGGTGTGTCGTTGACCTGGAAGACTACATTGCCTTCTGTCAACGGCATCCCTCTGTATCCTACTTTGTGAACCTTGATGTTATTCCGGGTAAACCGGGGGTACGTCTTGGGCGTCATGAACTCAATGGATTCTTTGCAGAAGGGGGGCTACTCTATAAGGAACGCTCACCCCATCCCAAGATCGAGGAGGCTTGTGTCCAGGGCTGGAAGAACTTCCGAGAGATGATCAAACATCTGCCCATGAAGAAAGTTATCCCCGTCTTCCATCAAGATGACGGGTTCCACTGGCTGCGGAAGTATCTTGACTTTGGCGTTCCGTACCTTGGTATCAGCCCTGCCAACGACAGAACCACCAAGGAAAAGATGCAATGGCTAAAGAAGGTGATGAAGTATACCCATGACTCCAAGGGCAACCTCAGGGTTAAGACACATGGATTTGCTGTTACCTCTTTCGCCCTCATGCGTTACTGTGACTGGCATTCCGTTGATTCTGCCTCATGGATGGTTTCGGCGGGGTGGGGCAACGTGTTTGTACCTCAGGGTCTGGGCACTGGAGAGTATGACTTCAGCCGCTCACCGACGATTCTGGGAACGTCACCGAGGTCACCCAAGAAGGCGAAGAGGCATCTACACATCTTTACCATCCCCCAACCGCTTAAAGAGGAGATTGAGGCTTACCTACATTCAATCGGGTTCAAGCTCGGCAAGTGGAAGATCAGAAAAGTATCTAGGCATCACAGACGTCCGCCCCTGGCAGACCAGATCTGGCATGATCGAAAGAACCGATTGATGCTGTTTGTCGAAGAGCCTGGGGTGATATCTTCCTACCACGAACGGAGGTTAGCTAATGCGACATTCATGAACATGGCAGAGAAGGCGTTACCGATGAGGCACCTGTACCTGGCAGGAAGACCACTGGCCCTAGATACTGAGGCCAAGGAACCGCTGCGCAAGCGTCTCCTATCTTACCTTCTCACCAACAAGGGACATGGGCATGGGGTGCTCAGGCAGCACACCAATCTGTTAGAGGGAGCCAAGTAATGTCAGCAGTCTACACGGTGAACAGGGAGACCTTTCTCAAGAAGCTCCTGCACTGTCAACCTGGCTTATCAGAAACCGAAAAGGATGAGCTGGCCCAGACAACCCATATTGTCTTCAAATCTGGGTGGGCCATATCTTTCAACGCAGAGGTCAGTTGCCGGTGTCCAAGCGGCCTGGAAAAGACACTCAGTGCCGCTGTCAAGGCCAGACCACTGATCGATTCACTACAGAAGCTCACCACCAGAGATATCACACTAACCTTTGCGAACAAGAGATTGGTTGTTGATGCTCGGCACCGCAAGATCATGGTGCCATTAGACAGAAAGATCCAACTCAAGTTTGGTATCGTTGAGAGGCCGGTGGCGTGGCAACCGTTACGGGATGATTTCATTGAAGCGATTGAGATGGCTACGCAGTGTACCGGCAAGAACGAGGAAATGTTCTACACGGTCTGTGTGCATCTGCATCCCAAAGGCATCGAAGCCTGTGATAGCTTCCAGGTACTAAGATACAAACTCAGAACAGGGGTACGGGAGAGCGTCCTGGTGCGTGGTGATGCCATCAAGCATCTGGCCGAAATGAGCAGCATGACACAGATGTGTGAGACAGAGACGTGGATTCACTTCAAGAACAAGCGAGACTTCATCTTCTCTGTTAGGAGGCACTTTGGCTACAAGTACATCGACCTCAGCAAAGCCATCGGCATTGAGGGTTCACCCGCTGTGCTGCCGAGGGGTCTGCCAGACGAGATCCAGATTGCCGAAATCTTCTCCAAAAGCGAAGACGTCAACGTAGTGACAGTGGAGATCGACAATGGGCAGATGAAGATGGTCGGCCAGGGGGTCCAGGGCAAGTTCATCGGTGGTCCGTACAAGGTAAAGTACAAGGGTCCAGGGGTCGAGTTTCTAGTTGCACCCAATCTTCTCAGCGACATCGTGAAGAAATACAACCGATGTATCATAGCCCGGAAAGCAATCAAGATCGAAGGGGATAAGTGGGTATACCTCTGTTACCTGGGGAATCCATCAGCATGAACGATCCAAAGTGCCCAAAGTGTGAGGGTACAGGTACTCGTGAAGAGTACGACCCCAACATAAACGAGACTATCCTGGTGTTCTGCGAGTGTGCAGAAGGTCAACGGTTACTAGACATCTACGCATCCACAATGGTCGACAAAGAGACAAAGTGATGCAAGGCTTCTTCTCTCCCCTAGAGCTGGGTCTAAATCAAGCTCCCATACCCTTACTGCCGGCATGTGAGAAGTGCGGGCTGTACAAATACTGTCTCACACCCAAGATGAAGGTGAAGGGTAAGGGTCACAGAGGGTTCTTGATCGTTGGTGAGGCACCGGGAGAGTTAGAAGACGAAAGGGGCAGACCCTTCGTGGGTAAGACCGGCAGGTTGCTCAGAGATACCTCGCGTAAGTTTGGCTTTGACCTGTTTGAGGATGGGTGGCTGACCAACACACTTCGATGCAGACCAAGAGGCAATGCTCCACCAACCGACAAGCAGATCAAATGCTGTCGCCCAAATCTGATCAACGCAATCAAAGAACTCAGTCCCCAGGTGGTGTTGCTTCTCGGTGGTCCATCGGTCAAGAGCATCATGGGCTATCTATGGAAGGAAGGTGTCAAGGGTGGTATCACTCGCTGGGCAGGCAATCTCATTCCGAGTATAAAGATCAATGCCTGGGTCTGTCCGACGTTCCACCCCAGCTACATCTCCAGATCCGAAGGCAAACAAGATGGACCCATGCTGACTCGGATGTGGGAAAAGCATCTGGAAGCTGCGTATGAAATCACCAGCCGTCCGTGGAAACAACCGCCTGATCTCAAAGATCTAGTCACAATCATCTACGATCCCACCGATGCGGCAAGGGAGATCAGAAGGTTCATCAAAGCTGGCAAGCCGGTGGCATTTGACTTCGAGACTGACAGACTCAAGCCAGATCACCCAGATGCTAGAATCCATTGTTGTTCCGTCAGTGATGGGCACCGAACCATCTCCTTTCCATGGATGGAAGAAGCAATCAAAGCCAGCAAAGAACTCTTCTTATCGGACACCCCAAAGTACGGTTGGAACTCAAAGTTCGAGCATCGTTGGGTAATGGCAACGCTCGGTGTCGAAGTCAGGAACTGGCTCTTAGATGGTATGATTGGCAACCATATCATCGATTTCCGAAGAGGAGTGAATGGACTCAAGTATCAAGCCTTTGTGAAGTACGGTGTGGGTGATTACGATTCCCACATCGGTAAGTACCTCAAGCCCAGGAAGAGAGGTGCAAATCACCAGAATCGAATCAAGGAAGCGGATCTAAGAGAGTTGTTGCTGTACTGCGGATTGGATTCACTTTTGGAGCATTGGTTGTGTTCCAAACAATCAAGGAGTCTGCTATGACCGCAAGACTGTTTGCACCGTGGAAAGTCATGAAAACGACAGGTCAAAAGGGCATCGCCTGTGGCATTGAGGCTGGACCATTTGTTATCAGCCTCACCAGCCATCCCCGAAGTGCCGGTGCCCCGAACGACGATTGGGAGCGGCTCTACGCTGCACTGGCAGAGATGCCGAACCTCTACGAGGCGGCACGGGCAGTCTGTGATCATGTACACACAGATAAGGATTCAGACTTCAGCGACCTGATCGAGGCGATGGGTGAGGTTCTAACCCGAATCGAGAAGGAGTGATCCATGCTGCTCAACGATGAAAACATCCGAAAGCTCTGTGTCTTTGATGAAGAGATCGGAGGACAGAGGCGATTCCTGGTGCCGTTCGCTGATGCCTTCCAGGGCAGGGAAGTAATCAGCTACGGCCTGAGTCATGCCGGATATGACTTCCGGCTCGGCAATGAGCTCTGGGTCTTCAAGAACAGCTACGGCACAATGATCAATCCGAAGCTGTTCAAGCACGAGGGGTATCGAAAGAAGCTCTTTGATATTGTCTACCCCGGGGCCTTCATCCCCATTGATGCAGACCTTAACATGGAGCACGTCGCCAATGCTTACATCATTCCGGCGCACTCTTATGCGCTCGGAGTCACACTTGAGCATATTGATGTGCCGACCAATCTCAAGGGGAGATGTGTTGGTAAGTCAACGCTCGCCAGATGTGGAATACTTATCAATACCACACCCCTCGAACCTGGATGGAGAGGCTACCTTACCCTGGAGATCAGCAACATTACACCCTGCCCGGCAGTTATCTTCGCTGGCGAAGGAATCGCCCAGCTAGAGGTTGAGCATCTGATTGCACCTCCAAAGGTCGACTACGATGCCAAAGATGGAAAATACCAAGACCAGGGGGCGGCACCTGTACCCGCTCGTACCAAGCAATAGAGAGATACAATTATGGACCTGAGCAAACTGACGCCGGCGCCGTGGCACGCGGTTCAGGATGATATCGGGTGGCTCGTTCGATGCGAATGGGATGATGCTGAGTTTATCGCATTAGCCCGCAACGCCTTCGACGTGATGATGCGGCGGGGGTGGGTTGCGGTAAGAAGTAACTCCTTAAAAACAAACCCGTGGTTCGTGCAAGACGAGAACAGGGAACAGTTGCGAGTACTAGGTCCGGAAGATGACGACGGGGATGAAACGTGGCTGTATCCCGATTGGGCGGCCGACCCCTTCACCGCTCTCGTCGAGGCGCACCAGTGGTATCAAGATCATATGTCAAAAAATAGAAAGGCAAACAAACATGCGTGAAGAGTTCAAAGCCATTGTGAGCGGTTGGACGTTGTATTCGGGAGTCGAACCGCTCACCGAACGTATCGAGGCTGCGGCCGAGTGGACGAAGGCCAACGGTCCCCTACAGCCAGATGAAGAGGCCACGATCAAGATAATGATCGAGGCACAAATTGCCAGGGGCGAAGGAGATTTCCGTGCGGATTAATGTCTACAGTCAAGAGCTGACCAAGGAAGTGACAATGATTGCCAAGAGGGCACAGGACACGGGCATTCTCTACTACGGAATGCGAATGTATCTGGCATCACCAGACATTCTGCATCATACACCCGAAGACGACGACCGTTCTGCCATCACCTTCTGGATACCCAATGCTGAATCATTCTCAAAGGAAGACCTAGCCAATCTGTTCGATCGCATGGCAGCAGGAATCAGATCCTGCCCAGACCCAGAGAGAAACGATTAATGGCCAGGCTAACCATCAAGGACGCATATTCTCTGTTCCACCGTGGCTGGGAGGCTTTAGCCACAGTGGAACGGAATGGGATCAAGATTGACGAGAAGTACCTCGACAATACCATCACCGAGGTAACAAATAAAATCGAGAAGATAGAGAGTCAGCTCACCAAGGATAAGGAGATCTATCCCACCTGGATCAAGAAGTACGGCAGGAAGACAAACTTCAACTCTGAGAGGCAGTTTGGAGACATCCTGTTCTTTGAGTTGGGTTATCCCTGTACGGAGCTGACTGCCCTCGGCAGACCCAGGGTATCTGAGAAGTCTTTGAGAGATGTAGAGGCTCCGTTCGTGAAGAAGTTCTTCACGGCAAAACATCTCAAAAAGGCGGTTGGCACGTTCCTTAGAGGCATTAAGCGGGAGGTAGTGAATGGGTACTTGCACCCATTCTTCCACCTACATACGGCAGTCAGCTATCGCGGTAGTAGCTCAGAAATCAACTTCATGAATCTGCCACGCCGCGATGAGATGATGGCAGAGATTGTACGGAAGTGTTTCATCACCAGATTCGGGAAGAAGGGATGCATTCTTGAGTTTGACTTCAAGGCGCTAGAGGTCTGTATCGCGGCGTGTTACACCAAGGACAAGGCACTGACAAGATATATCAAGCTCGGCAAGAAAGCCGATATGCACAAAGATACCAGCATACAGATCTACATGCTGGAGGGGAAAGACAAAGATAACAAGATACTCAGAGACAGAGCCAAGAACGAGTTTGTATTCCGCGAGTTCTACGGAGGGGTCTATTCTCAAGCAGCCGTAGATATGTGGGACACAATCAAGCGTTTGGGAGACAACGTCAAGCTGGATGGTAAGTACAGTGTTGAGCAATGGCTGCGTCACAAAGGCATTCGGGAACGTGGGGATTGTGACATCAATCGGTCTCCGGTGAAGGGAACCTTTGAGTATCACCTCAAGAAGGTTGAAAGATCCTTCTGGCACGATAGATTCGTTGGCTATACGGCATGGAAAGAGAAGACCTGGCAGAAGTATCTAAGGCAGGGCTACCTAGATACTCTAACAGGCTTCCACCTGGAAGGGGTGCTCACCCGTAACGAGGTACTGAACTACGGCATCCAAGGTTCTGCTTTCCATTGTCTGTTGCAGATACTAATCTGGTTGCAAGACTGGCTGACCAAGAGAAGAATGAAGTCAGTAATCATTGGCCAGATTCACGATTCAATGGTTATGGATGTTCTGCTGGCAGAGAGAGAAGCGATTATCAACAAGGTAATTGATCTGGTGACACGGCGGCTGCCGCAGTACTGGGATTGGATTAACGTGCCTTTGACAATTGAAATGGCAGCATCACCTCCAGGAGGGAATTGGCATGACAAGAAAGAAATCCAGTTCGGATCCCATACGTGAACCTGTTATCTTAGGATTCACGGGAACCCAATATGGTATGACTGATAAGCAGAAAAGCAAGGCCGAAGCCTTTCTCAGGACCATCAACCCAGACAAAGTTATACATGGCTGCTGTATCGGTGCTGATAAGCAGTTTGTTGAGATAACCAGGAAGGTGTTCCCCACAATCGAAATCGAAGCTTTCCCCTCAAACATCAGGAACAAGACATCGGCCATCGCCAGATCACTTTCAGATAAAGTACACGACCCCGAAACGTCTTTAAGACGAAACAAGAGGATGATTGGACTTATTTCCTATCTACTGGCTTGTCCGTCTGGAGACACCGAACAGATGCGTAGCGGGACGTGGGCTACCATACGCTACGCCAGACATGCACTGGAGACAAGGCGACGGCTACTATTAGCACTTGCTGACTTCTCCCCTCTAACAGGGATGACTATCATTTTCCCAAATGGAAAAGTTCAGGCTGAGAGATGAAACACCACAAAGCCAAAGGCGGAGACCTGTACCAGGGTGACTGTCTGAAAGTGATGAAGCAACTTTACAGACAAGGCACCAGAGTTGATCTAGTTATCGGCAGCCCACCTTACGAAGACGTCAGAACCTACGGCATCAACTTTGATCTCAAAGGGCAAGATTGGGTTGATTGGATGGTCAAAGTCTTTAAGGCCAGCCTGAAGATCTGTGATGGTATTGTGGCAATGGTAGTCGGCCACGGCAAGGGCGGCCGTAACTGGTCAGGTGTACCAGCACTACTCATGGCCGATCTGATTCGTGCCGGTGTTGTACTCCGTTCTCCATGTTGGTATCATAAACATGGCCTCCCAGGTGGTGGTGGCAAAGATTGGTTCCGTTCCGATGTTGAGTTCATTGTCTGTGCTGCTAACCACGATGATCAGCTAGACTGGTCCGACAATACTGCTTGCGGACATCCACCAAAGTACGGAGCCGGTGGAAACCACTCCCATAGGACGACGGCAGGCCGCAGGGTCAATGGTACAAGAGAGACGAGAGTCTACAAACCCCCGAAGCTTGCCAATCCAGGCAACGTAATTGATTGTGGAGCGGTTGGGGGCGGGCATTTAGGATCCAAGATCTCCCACGAAACAGATGCTCCCTACCCAGAGAAGATACCCAACTTCTTTATCAGGAGTCTGTGTCCACCAGAGGGAACAGTCCTAGATCCCTTCTGTGGGTCGGGAACCACCCCGGCATCAGCAATCAAGCTGGGCAGAAGATTCATTGGCATAGACATAAGAGCATCCCAAATCAAACTGTGCCAAAGGCGAATCAAAGAGGCAACCTACAATAGAGGCTTTGAAGAGCTCTTCTGAACAAAAATACACTTGCCAGGGTGTTCAGTATACTGTACAATAGTGAACGTGTTTGTAGAACGCATAGGCGTGTTGAGGCGGGGTTTGGAAGGGTTCAGGCTACCCTACCCTTACCCAAGCCTAGAAAACACAGCCTCAAGCGTTCTGGTGCTGAATCCATGGCCCCAAAAAGAAGGAGCGACCCCAATGGAACCGGCCGACCGCGAAAACAGCTCAATTAACTACCACTTCTCAGTATTCATGTGTACATTGGTACTGATTCTTATGATCGTCTTCTTCACCAGTGCCATAGTCAAAAGAATGACAGTCAGTGAACTTCCAGACAACCCGGTTGAGCATTTCGGTAAATGGGACCTGGAAGACTTTCCGCCTCTGCCTCAACATCTGATTGGTGACAAATGAGTGCCATAAACATCTGTGTGATTGGTGACGAAGACTTCTTTGATGAAGAGTATCTATTTGACAAGCTGGAGAAACTGACCTGGAACCTGGAGATCAACAAGTGTGGATTCGTCTTTGTGCCCCGGTTTGGAGAGGTGCCTTACCTGGCTGACAAATGGATCAGAAATCAGAAGGTTGCCAGACTGATGCCAGGAACTATCTACCACTGCTGGCTACTGAAACCGGGTGAGCGTAAGAAGCCGGTAGACCAACAATTCAAGAAGTGCTGGAAGGAGGTTGTTGAACTCAGTGATGCACTGGTGGTCTTCTTTAGCAATAAAGGAGGCGGAGAGGCCCAAAAGCGTCTGTTACAGCTCATCGACATGGCTCAGAATTACGGACTTCAGATAAAAACCTACTGGAGGTAACATGCCCGGAATTACGCTCCACGATCAAGAACAGGAAACGCAGGCCGTAGAGCTTCATCGGAAGTACAGACCCAAAACCTGGGAGGAGATCATCGGTCAGGACGATGCTGTTGAAACCATCAGGAACATGATTGAGAAGAAGCGTCTGCCCCAGGTAATACTGCTGAGTGGGAACCCTGGTGTCGGCAAGAACTGCATCGCCTACCTGATTCAGCAAGACCTCAAAGTCTCTGATACCGACTTCATCCATATCAATTGTGCAGACAACAGAGGAATTGATATGGTACGTGATCTTGGTAGGCGTATCAATTCCGTTGCGATGGAGTCGAATTGCCGCATGTGGTTCCTAGATGAATGCTTCCCAGCAGCAACCAGGATAAGTACCCCAAATGGACCAGTCCAGATATCACAGGTTCGGAGAGGAGACACTGTTCTCAACATAACCGGAGAAGTTAAAGTTCTAAGAGTCTTTAAGAACAGGGTCCCGCTCGAAAGGATCGTCAGACTCAACCTGAGTGATGGAACGATGGTTTTCACTACGAGGGACCATAGATTCCTTACGGAACAGGGGTGGAAGGAGGCCAGGCAGCTCCCTGGTATCTACCTCCCTAGGCGTTCTTGTTACGCCATGGACAGACAAAACTTAGGAGTCCCCCATGAATATCTGTGTAATCTGCAAGATGGACTTCCCAAGAACATTTCGATCGATCAACGATCAGCCGAAGTGTTGCTCGGACAAATGCCGAAGGAAGTTAATGAGAACAGCGAGGAGACTCAAGAAGCAATGTCCAATTTGTGGGGAGCGATTTGTGGTTCCAGAATATCACAACAAGACGTTTTGCTCAAAGTCGTGCCACGGGAAATGGCGGAATGCTCAACCAGCGTTTCGAGAGAAGCTCTTCAACGCAAGGGTCTGGAAAAAGATCAGCCAGTCACATTTGAGATTGCATCAAAGCAAGCGAGGGAAAAAGCTCGCCCAAGAGTCATCGGAACGAATGAAGGCAAAAAACCCGATGTCAAATCCAGATACAATTCGGAAGATGAAACGAACAAAGGAGAAGAATGGAACCCTGCATGTCTGGTCAGGAGAGAGGGGTGGCAATGGCAAGATCTCAAAACCACAAAAGCGGTTATGGGAAAAACTCAACAAGATTGCCGGCAAGAAAGTCTGGAAGCTAGAGCTGCCAATTCCGACTACATTTTTCCCCGGAGAGCAGCCGGGAATACCATCTTGCTACAAGGTGGATTTAGGCAGGAAGCGATACAAAATAGCGATCGAGGTAGACGGAGATGGACACAAGCTGAAAAAGAATATCTCGTTAGATGCAAAAAAAGACTCGATACTGACCGCGTTAGGGTGGACAATATTGAGGTTTACCAACCAGGACGTAATGACAAATCTTTCCTGGGTATTATCTCAGATCAGGAAAAAGTTACGGGCTTTGCAACGTTCTACGACCTAGAGATTGAGGAACACCCCTCGTACTTTTCTGAGGGGTTAGTGGCACACAACTGCCATCATTTGACGCAGAGGAAAGGAGGAGATGCACAGACAGCGATGCTGAACATGCTAGAGTTCACACCGAAAGATGTTTATATTATCTTGGCAAGTTCATCTCCGGGTGAATTGCTCAAAGCCATCCGAACACGGTCCACACACATCAAGCTCAACGACCTTACAGAGCCAGACTTGCGCAAGGTAGTCAGAAGAGTCTGCAAGCGGGAAAGTCTCACCTTTGATGATGAGGTGGTATCACAATTGATTGAGTACGCAGATGGCTCTGCACGTCAAGCACTCAACTTCCTCGGCCAGATTGCAAACATCAAGGGAAAGAGCAAACAGCTTAGAGTGATGGCGAAGGGGGATCGGAAACGGCAAGCCTTTGATTTGTTGAAGCTTCTGATGTGGGAGAAACCCTCCTGGCAGCAGGTAGCGAATCTCATCAAAGAGCTTGATATCCCAAAAGACGAAAGAGAATCTTTCAGACACTACGTTCTGGCATCTGCCAGAACCGAGCTCTTAAAGGCAAATCGAAATGCCAGCAGAGCTCAATTGGTCGCAATGGTCTTTTCAGATCCGTGGTACGAATGCGTCGAAGTCGGACTCGAAAGGTCGTGTTACGAAGTCTGTGTCGCAAAATAAATTAAGCCTTGCCAAACAAAAGGGGATTTGGTAAAATTGCAGAATCGATCATTCGGGAGCTGAATCATGGAAATGAATCTGAAGGATGTCACCGTCTTCGGCAGCCTTGGCGAAGGGTACAAGCACACCTTCCATGTTCCAGGCGGCAGTCTGCCCATCTCCCTCCGTATTGAACACAAACAAACCAAACTCTGGCTCGAAGTCCATATCCCCATTGCAACACTCAAAGACCTAATAGCGAAGGCCGAAGGATACCAAGAAAGTACCGATAAGGGCAAAGCTCAATCATGATAGTACCCGAACACGAAGAACTGATGCAACGGGCAATACCGCCCATCAATCGCATCAACCTTGAGCAATCATGGGCAGAACAGGAGGAACTGGTCGACAAGTGGGCACAGCGTCTGGCTGATGCTGAGTACTATCTGGATCGAAAGGAAGCTTTCCTTGAGAAGCATCGTGCCTACTTGGACTTACGCATTAGAGCATACCCGAAACGCTACGGCCTTAACAAGGTCACAGAAGGAGGTGTGAAATCGGCAATCAGCCTTGACAAGAAGCATTGGCGCCTGGAACGAAATGTCCACGAGGCCAAGCACCTGGTCAATCGTCTCAAGGGTGTGATGAGACGGCTCGACAACCGCAAGACCGGCATGGTAGAGATCCGCACACTCAACCTCTACCTCAAGTATGCCAAACCCATTGACCCCTATGACGAAAGAGAGGCGAGAGAAGACTACCGAAGCGAGCGAAGGAAACTGGAGTACGACAAGAGTCGACCCCCAAACAAGAGGACGAAAGATGCCTAGATCAAGAAGGGAAAGGGAGCGGCGTCGAATCCGCTACACCGATGCAAAAGAGACGGCGGAAAAGCAACAGATGGGCTTCACCCCGACCACGGTGAAGCTGCCCAAGGGCATCAGGTTGTTCTACTGGAAGAAAGACAAACGGAAGTACAAGCTGCGGGTCATTCCATTCTGGCCCGACAACAGTAACCCCAACGCAGACCCTGAACACCTGCATTGGGAACGGAGCATGAACTGTCATGAGGGCCTTGGCCCCGACGGCAGGGATCGCTACCCCTGCCTTATTGACAACAAGTGGCGTGATGAGAAGCGCTGCCCCGTTCATGAGTACGCCAAGCGTCTAGCCAAAAAGGGTGCGGATGACGACTACGTTGATAGCGTTGAGAAGCGCAAGAAGCGTCAACTAATCGCTGTCATTGATCAGGAGAACAAGGACAAGGGCATCCAGATCTACGAAGGACCGTACTACAATGGTCTGGGAGAGCTCATCGACAACAAGATCAACGCCCTCGATGATGACAGCAAGAAGCGCAACTTCTATCACCTCAAGGGTGGTAGCATCCTCGTTGTCACGGTGAAGAGCTCAAGCTTCTCGAACGAGGATCGAAGTGGTTCGTTCCTGAAACCCATTGACCTGGAGATCGAGACGGGCGCCCGAGACCTGCCCGAATCGGTTCTTGATGACGTCCCGTGCCTTGACAAACTGGTGAATCGGCTCAGCTATGAAGAGCTAAAGGAGGTGGTTGAACAGGGTGAGGCCGGCAATGGTGACGACAAAGAAGACGACAAATCGAACAGGCGTCGGAAATCCAAAGGTAAGTCCAAGATCAGCAGAGGTGACACTGTGAACCATCCCAAGTACGGCAAGTGCGAAGTGACCAAGATCAGCGCCGACGGCACCACCGTCACCCTGGAAGACGGGGACGAAGAGGTCCACACCGGCATCGAGCTCGAAGAAATCAAGAAGTGGGAAAAGGCAAGGGCCAAGAAGCGTGACGAAGAGGAAGAAGAGGACGAGGACGACGAAGAGGAGGAAGAGGAAGAGGAAGACGACGACGAAGAGGAGGAAGAGGAAGAGGACGAACCCAAGAAGAAGTCCAAGAAGGGCAAGAAGAAGTCCAAGAAGGACGAAGAAGACGAAGACGAGGAGGAAGAAGAGGACGAGGACGAAGACGACGATGAGGATGAAGAGGAAGAGCCCAAGAAGAAGAAGGGCAAGAAGTCCAAGAAGGACGAAGAGGAAGACGACGACGAAGACGAAGAAGACGAAGACGACGACGAGGATGAAGACGAGAAAGAAGAGGAAGACGAGCCCAAGAAGAAGAGCAAGAAGAAGTCCAAGAAGGACGAAGACGAGGACGAAGACGAAGAGGAAGAGGACGAAGAACCCTTGAAGCCCTCGAAGAAGAAGGGCAAGAAGTCCAAGAAGGACGACGACGAAGACGAAGACGAGGACGAAGACGACTGGTCGGATGACGACGAGGACGAGGAAGAAGAGGACGACGAGCCCAAGAAGAAGAAGGGCAAGAAGTCCAAGAAGTAGTCGCCTACCACCCGTTCTACACTAGGAGTACGAACATGACCAAAGAAACTGACTGTCCCATCACCCCGCTCTACAACCGCGTCGTTATCAAGCGGGACGAATCAGAAGGCACCTCAAAGGGTGGAATCGTCCTTCCCGATACGGCCAAGGAAAAGCCGAAGCGTGGCACTATTGTCGCCGCAGGCCCCGGTCTTCTCAGTGAGGACCTGGAACGGATTCCAATGGACCTCAGGCCGGGCGACATTGTGTACTTCAACGCCTACTCCGGTAGTGCCATCGAGATCGACCGACAGGAATACCTCATCATGAAGGAAGAGGAAGTCCTGTGCAAGGTTAACCGTTAAGCCCGACACCTCTGGCCCGGTGGGGAGACCCACCGGGCCTCTTCGGTCTTCCAACATGCCTACCGTAAAGGAATTGATTAAGATGGCCGACGCAGCGATTACCCCGCCCAAGATCCAGCGACTCAAACGTCGCAACTTACTGTCATTTGGGCACACGCTTCTCAACCTCGGCTGCTCTGGAAAGTACTACGGAGGTCTAGCCAAGGGGACTGTCAATCTCTTCGTCGGTGACTCCGATTCTGGCAAATCGGTTCTGACCTGTACCTGCTTCGCCGAGGCAATGCTCAACAAGTACTTTGATGATTACCGATTCATCCATTGGGCCATAGAGCCTTGTGAACTTGACTTCACACAGGTCTTTGGTGAGGAAGTAGCTGCCCGTATCGAGTGGCCTTGCGTCGACGAGCGAGGGAACCCTCACTGCCCCAACACGGTTGAGGCATTCTACTCGGGCATGAGAAAGATACTCAGCGGGGGCAAACCTGTCATTGCCGTGCTGGATAGTCAGAGCGCCCTGAAAAGCGCTTCAGACGAGGCCCGCAGGAGCAAGCGTGCCAAAAGCGGCAAGAGTCAACAAGACTACAAGACGGGCAAGGCGTCTGCTCATTCAGACAACTTGTTTGACATCGAGCATCTAATCTCCCGCACCAATAGTATTCTCATCATAATCAACCAGACGCGGGCCAACATCGTTCAAGGGTTCGGTGCAGCCTTCGCTCCAAAGACCACCTACAGCGGAGGATTCGCCCTGAAGTTTGCATCCAAAGTGATGCTATGGTCCTCGGTGTCTGGTAAGATCGAATCACACATCCTGAACCGAGACCGCAACCAGGGAACCCTGTGCAAGATTGAGATCAAGAAGAATCACTTGATTGGAGGCACCACGGAAAAGTCTGTGCTGATCCCAATCTTTGACCGTACCGGCATCGATGACATTGGTTCCTGCATCCACTACCTGTGCGAGGAAGGCTATTGGGATGTGAAGAAGACAACAGAGGAGACGGAAACGAAAAAGACCAAATACGGCAAGTTCCTGGCTAAAAAGATCGAGGCAGAAGACTTCGACTTCTCTGGCCGGGTAACTGACCTCGCCGATAAGATATTTGAGGAAGGCAGGGAACGGGAACTGCAAAAACTCTGCCAAACGGTCTTCGATTCCGTACAGGAAGCGTCAACCCTCAAGCGAAGAAAGAAATACCGATGAAGCGTTGGATTCTTATCGATGTGAGTAATGTACTCTGGAAGTTGTACCACGGACTAGGGGCTGCCCAGGAAATTGACACACGATTTCAAAGGGCTGGAGGGTTCAAACAGATTCTCTTTAACTTTCTCTACGACACGGTGGTATGGCAGAAGCAATTCCGTACCCATCGGGTCGCTTTCTTCTTTGATGTTGGGGAACCCCTCCGTACCAAGATCTTCAGAGAGTACAAGTGGAAACAGAAGAAGGACAAGGATGTGAGCGGCAACCCCAATGACCAGAAGAATCGGACTAAGATGGCCAAGTTCAAGATCGAGCTTAGGAAAGAGGTCTTGAAAGAGCTTGGGTTCCGAAACGTCTTTGCGGCAGAGGGCTTTGAGGCAGATGACCTCATTGCCGCCTTCTGCTACTCAAACATCAGGGAAAAGAACGGGGATGAGGCAATCATCATCTCAACTGACACCGACTTCTTCCAACTGCTTAGTCACCACGTCAAGATCTTCAATCACAGAACCAAAGAGATTCAGACAATCAGTTGGTTCCGTGAGAAGTACAACATCGCTCCAAAGCGGTGGCCTCTTGTCAAAGCCATTGCCGGAGATCTAACGGATTCCATTCCAAACATCTCAAGAGGCATTGGTCCGATCACTGCTCTCAAGTACATCAGGCGAGAACTTCATGAGAGCACCCCTTCCAATCAAGTGATCGAAAGCAACGCCGAACTGATTGAGAGGAACCTCAAGCTCACAACGATTCCCCTTATGGGCACACCCAAACCCCTGACCAGGACCAACGCTATTACTTACAAGTCATGGTGCAAAGCTGTCGGGAGACTTGGCTTGCCTGACCTAAAGAATCATGTACCTCTTACGGAGTAACAACATGAGTGGGGGAAGAGCTGAGAAGGGCAGAGTATTTGAGCGTGAGGTCTGCCGCAGGCTTAGTGAATGGTGGACTGATCAGCCGGATGCTGACATCTTCTGGAGAGGAGATTCAGGTTCCAGGGCAACACGTCGGGGCAGAGATGACAAGACATCTGGCTCTGGCCACGGAGATATCATGGCCATCAGCCCCGCCGGTAAGCCGCTTACCGACCTGGTCACCATCGAAGTCAAACGTGGCTATCCAAATGCGGGGTTCTTTGATCTTCTAGAGCTAACAACCAGAGGTGCCAAACCTACCTACGAGCTTTTTTTTGAGCAGACCATTGAGAGCCACAAGTATGCTCAATCTTACGCATGGATGCTGATTTCACGAAGGGACCAAAGGCAGGCAGTCTGTTTTATCCCTTTCTACCTGCTTGAAAGACTGCTAGACTATGGAGCCTTCAACGGGAAGATCAGCAACAAGAGCAACTTCAACTCAGCCGTGCTAGGTGTCTATATCAAGAGAAAGTTCAGACGTATCTTCTGCTGCCCGTTCGATGACTTCCTAGACAATGTCACCCCCTACCACGTCAAGCAAGTTCTAAAGGAGAACAAGACATGAGCAAGAAAGACCCTGTGCTGGTTGCCAGGCGGAAGGTGAGCAGAGACATAGTCAAAGCAGTCCTAGATGTCTTGGTTGATGAAGGGGCACTGGCCAAGAACGCCAGAGACCTCCTTGACACAGAAGCGATGGCCCATTACGCTGAGGTCTGGATTCCCCTTACCAATGCTGAGGCCAAGGCCGAATATGATGAAATGGTAGAGCAAGAGAATCGAGCCAGGGAAGCAGAGAAAAAAGGTCCAAGTCCCTTTACCCGTCTGAAGATGGCTCTGGGCATTGATAAGACCAACCCGCCCATCTCGATCATTCAGACGCTTGAAATGGCTATTGAGAAAGTCAAGGAACTGGAATCAATCAAAGAGACGTGGGGAACCAAATGATCGAGGAGATCAGTCTCAAGAACTTCCAGGGTCACGAAGATAAGACCATCAAGCTGGCTCCCGTCACCGTTCTGATTGGACCCAACGATGTTGGCAAGACATCTTTTGTCAGGGCACTTAAATACATCAGTACGGGCAGGCCAATCAGGAACAAGTACCCGCGTCATGGTGCTGAGTCTTTTGAGATTAGAGCCAAGTTTGACGAAGGCCATGTAGTCAAACGAATCAAGGGCAAGGGCAAGAACATCTATATCATTGATGGCAAGAAGCTCAAAGCTGTCAATAAGGGTGTGCCAGAGGAAGTGTCCACGGCACTGAACCTCACAACAGGGAACTTCCAGAATCAGTTCTCTATGCCATTCTGGCTCAGTGATACACCCGGCCAGGTCAGCAGGAACCTCAATGCCATTGTTAATCTCAGTGCCATTGATGATGCCCTTACCAACGTGGCACAGTATCTAAAGAGTGCCCGGCGGGAGGAACTCTCAATCAAAGAACGTTTGGATACTGCCCAGGCCCAGCTAGAAGCTCTTAGTTGGGTGTCAAGCTTAGATGCCAAACTGGCCCAGGTTGAGTATACGTTTGTACAGCATACCCATAAACGCACCAGGCTTGCTGAGGGGCTTGCCTTGGCGCGCAAGGCCACTAAGCTACGTTTGCGGCAAGAAAGCAGCGCCAAAGCTGCTCTAGGCGTTGCAAAGGCCATTCGCACAACCGAACAGCTTGCCCAAAGCATCGCGAGCGTGGAAGTATTAGGGAATCTAATAACCCAGGCCCGGCAGTGCTATACAATAGTACAGCAGCCAAAAATCAGCCTAACCAACATAGAAGAGATAATCAACAGTCTAACCACGGGGGAAACACAGTGTCAAAGTCTAAGATCTCTGATAAGAACGGCAGAGGCAGCACAACAAAGAGCGAGGAAATCGCTGGTAAGACTGGAGAACACCAAAAGAGCCTTCGCAAAAATCGCAAAGGGAAAAATCTGCCCGATCTGTCAGAAGAAGATGTAGTGTCGATACATTGTAGCGACACACACTTCCAACATCTACCTCCGGCCATTAGATCTCCCAGCTTTGATTGGTATGAGATCATGCGCCACTATTGCCAGCAACTCCGAGACCTGCAAAGCTATCTGGGTGATCCTCCAATCTTCATCGCGGGAGACGTCTTTACCCACTGGAATAGTCCGCCCGAGCTAATTAGCTTCCTGCTGGCATCCCTACCTCCCAAGTGTTACGTCATTGCAGGTAATCACGACCTGGCTTATCACCGACACCATGATCTATCACGCAGTGCTTTGTGGACACTTGTTGAGGCCAGAAAGGTCAAGTACCTTGATCCCGATGTCGTTCACAATCTCTGTGATGGTAAGCTGGCGGTGCGGACGTTCCCGTGCGGCTACGACCTCAAGAACTGGTGGGTGACAAAGAAGCAAGACGAAGAGGGTCGAATCAAGCTGGCAGTCATACACGCCTACTGCTGGAAGAAAGAGGGCCACAAGGAAGCATCGAACCAAAACAACATCAGTGGGTACAAGGATCGGTTACAGGGTTACGATATCGCCCACTTCGGAGATAATCATCGGGCCTTCCTGGGGTGGTCTGGAACGTGCCGGGTAATCAATCCCGGAACCTTCATGATTCGACGTGCTGATGAAGTTGAGTATCAACCCCGTGTTTACATCTTGCTCAAAGATAAGTCGGTAGTCAGTCACAAACTCGATACCTCTATCGACGATTTTGTTGAGCCCAGAACCGACGTCAAGAAGGCCAAGCGCAAAGAGATTGAGGAACTCTTCCGGGAAGTGTTGAGCTTTACAGACTCAGCGGCTGACTTCTTCACCACGCTCACACACTACATGCGGGAGCACGGTATCGACTCTCGGGTGCAAGAGATAGTGACCAGAGCCTCTGAAAGGGGAAGCAATGCCTAATCTAACCCAGAGGCTTATGGAGCTCAAAGAAGCAGAGCAACGACACCAGCGCAGGGCTGACAAGGCACAGGGGGCACTTGAATCAACCATGAAAGAGCTCCTCAAGAAGTTTGGTGTCAAAACCCTCGAAGAGGCAGAGGCATTGCTCATCAAAGAACGGAAAGCACTCAAGAAGCAAAGACTTAGAGCAGAGGCTGTGTTTGAACGGGTGAAGAAACACATTGACAAGCGCAAGGAGGAACTTGATGGGGAATCGACGCTGGACAGCTAGAGAGTGTGATTTTCTAGCTCGACACTACAAACGCGAAGGAGCACCGTACTGTGCTGAGACTCTGAAGCGATCGCTAAGAGCTACCTATGAAATGGCCATCGAACTCGGAATTAGCAGACTTAAGACAAACAAAACGCGGGCGTTCAAGATAATCAAAGCCATGCACGCCAAAGGTCTCAATGACAAACAGATAGCAGCCCTAACGGGTATGACGCCTAGGGTTGTACAATACTATCGATCGTCCCTGCTTAATCTAACTCCCAACTACCAAAAGCTCAAAAACGAACAGGCTAAAACGATTGGAAGCGAGGTATTACATGAAACGGCGAGGGCGACCAAAGCGACCACCGGCAGTTTGTTTCAGAGAAGATGATGAGCTTCCCGAAGGTGCAATTGGCGTTGCAAAGAACCGCACCATCAATATGCTTCATAACTGGCGATTAATAGACTACGATATCCATCGGCTGCTCATAAGTTGCTACCTGCAAGGTCTGGAAGACATGGCACAAGTCCTCATTAACCGACCAGAGGTCATTCATGAAATCACTGATCAAGTATCGACAGATCATGGACCAGTTCAAAGGCCGGCACGCACTCGCGGGGCAGACTGTGACATCTGAGAGGAATCTGCTCAAGAAGGCAGAGTGGCACACCAAAAGAGTCATTGAAGCCCAACAGATTATCCAAGAAGTGGCACAAAAACTACAACAATCAGCTCATGCCAGATTGTGTGCTATCATCAGCAGATGTCTGTCTACCGTGTTTGATACACCGTACACAATGACAATCAACTTCGTCAAGCGTCGAGGTAAGACAGAAGCAGACATCAAGTTTCTCAGAGATGGCTATGCGTTTGACCCAATTGAGGAGACAGGCGGGGGTTGTGTGCAGGTGGCAGCATTCGGGGCTCTTGTCTGTGACCTACTGTTTGCCAAGCCGAAGAGAAGACTGTTCCTGCCCTTGGATGAACCCTTTGTTGGCTTAGATGAGATGGCCATGCCAAGGGCAGCACAGTTAGTCGAAGAGTTGAATGCTGAGCTTGGGATTCAGTTTCTCATAATCACTCAAAGGTCAGACTTTCGGGCGGGGAAGGTGATCACGTTTTAGGAGATCAAGGATGTGGAACGAAACAGAGCAAGAGGTCAAAAGATTCCTAGATGAAGGATGTCCCAATGATCACCCCAAGGTCTGCTCCTACTGCGGGGGTACGGGTTGGGTTATGACTGATGAAACAGATCAATGGGGTGGTAAGCTCACCTGCACCTGTACTCATTGTCTGAAAGGAGTAGAAAATGAGCAACGAAGAAACAATCAAAAAGGTAGAACTCAGAATCAACTTCGATGACCAAATTGAAGACGTCATCAAGAAGTTTGAGGAGATTCTCAAGCAATTTGGCATAGAGCTCAGAGATGATGAAGAGCTTCACCCGGGGTTTGTAGTCTTAACCATTTCTCGGAAAGGGTAAAGAATGAGCGAAGAACTAGACCTGTATGCGATTCTGGGAGTAGAGCGAAATGCTACCCAAGAGGAGATTACCAAGGCTTTCCGCAAGCAGGTCAAACGCCACCATCCCGATAGAGGTGGAGACAGAGAACTCTTTGAGAAGATCCAACATGCCCATGAGATTCTAAATGACCCCGAGAAGCGTGCCCATTATGACCAGACAGGAGACACCAGTAACGACAGACGTGATACCTCGGATAAGCAAATCATCGAGATGCTCCACAGTCTGCTGATGCAGACAATCCTGGAACTTACGGCCAAAGATGGAGCCTGGGGTGGAGCGGCCACTCCCGCCGTAACCCAGAACAATCTTCTGGAGGTTATGAAGGCGAAGCTGTTACAGGGCATCCGTGGCTTTGAAGAGCAGAAGGCAGGCCTCAACAGACAGTTGCGTGCTGTCAACGAGACCTCTCTTCGACTCAGTCCCAAGCAGAAGAACGAGACCAGCATCTTCGGAGAGCTCCTGCAAGTGCAAGCCACTACGGTTGAACGGCTGCTCAAAAGCAATCAGGCCAATATAGACATGACCCAGCAGGCCATAGCGTTCTTAGACAGATATACGTACCGAGTTGACAAGCTCTCCAAGCCGAGTGTCACACAGACCAGACCTCGTATCCCAGGTGGGTGGTGAACAAATGTTCCTAGTGAACGAATGCTTTTTACTGAACACTTGCACACCATGCCTGGGAACGCAATAGGCGTGCTGAGGCGGGGTTTGGAAGGGTTCAGGCTACCTTGCCCCTACCTGAACCCCAAAAACGCTTCCTACGCAAATCTAGCGTTAAATCAAGCCATGCCAAACGGGACTTAAATGCGCCCAAAACCCGACAACGAAAAAACCCGGCATCCGTGCCTCGGCCTTGGAAAACCAAGCTCTCCTCGGATGCCGGGCTCAAGATGGGGAAAAGTACGGTTGCCTCACCTCCTTTCTTAATTGACTGGCACGTTGAAGGTTCCAATCAAGAACCAGTCATCAGACGGGGCAGTCCCGTCCGTGAAGTTATAAGTGAATTGGATTAAATAGTAAGTTCCCGGCGTCCGCATAAAAGTCCCATCAACGACACCGACGAAGTTGAAGCCGGGTCCACCCTGGAACCACCCTGTACCCGTGAGAACCGTATCTGAAATCACTGAGGGTGGAAAGACACCAGAGCCCATGAGCAATGTGCTGGTATCCTGCACTCCTACTAACAGAGACGTTGAAGGATCTTGGATATATAGATTGGCAACATCCAAAGCAAGCTGATAAACCCTGTACTGGATATTAGAGACATCAGCTTGCACGGCCGGAACATCGTTGCCATCCATATCTGAACGGGCAAGATAGCCCCAGATAGGCAGCGCCCGATTCGGAGGCCAAGATTGCAACTGAGTTATCTGCCCCGGAATGATATTCATTTCTCACCCTTGCTGGACTGCTCGCATTCCTCTCTGGTATGGCTGTATAGCTATCATCCCTCTCTGATGCGGCTGCATGGCCAGCATATGAGCCGGCCCAAACCTCGGTGCTGGTGGTGGTTTCGGGCCTTTGCCGAAGCCCGATGTCGTTAGAAAGAGAACGTTGTTGAGCCCATAAGTGATGCCTGGCTGCCTAGGCACACCGATTGGCCAGTCGATGAGCATTCCGCCGCCCTGCGGCTGTGGCGGCGGTGTTTGATCTGCGATGGGCTGCCAGTCAATGACATAGGACACTCCATAAGCCGGCTTCGGTTGTCTTATGACCCCGATTGGCCAACTGATCACAAACCCACCGCCTTGCGATGTCGGCGGAGCAGGCAATGCAGTTGGAATGACTTGCCAGTTGATTACTCCGTAGCCGGCATAGGACTGTAGAATAGTCCCGACTTCCCAGGAAACAATCAAGCCCCCACCCCTACCCGTTGCCGGGCTCGGAGGGGGGCCAGCAGTACCAGTGAAGATCGGGATCATGATTGAGTCAGGATCGTAATGAGCCGATCATCAGCACCAGTGGCAGAGAATCGCAGAGTTACTGTGCTACCGTTCATGTCCGCAGCACTCAGGTCTATCTTGTACACGCCATTGGATACTTCTGCTGGAACATTGGTGCAGGTTGCAAATGCTCCACCATCGAGCGACCGTTGAGCCGTGATACTGGTTCCTAGCCCTGGCTTGAGAGCATGGGTTGAAGAATCCGTCATCGGGAACTCAAAGGCATTGATCGCCTGGTTCTTCTTCGGCATCGGAGGTAGGTGCGATAGGACTCCAGTCGTATCTGCCTTGATACTTGCGATATCTGCTGATACGTTCGCACCGGCAGGAGCACCAAGCCTAGCGTAAGAATCACCTGTCTGCGTGAACGTCACTGTGCCTGAGCTTGTGATGTTAGCAGCAGAAGACAGAGTTCTGCCACTAGTAGACCAGGCTTTGTCAGCACAGGCTTGGGGGAAGTCAGCAGCGACGTTGAACGCTGCATCAACTTTATTGGCAGTGGTAAACGTCAACTGATCAGTCTTCGCTTTGACGCCAGCGATAGGTGCATTGACGTTGTTGCCAATGATGTTACCGGCCGTGCCACTGGCATAGGTGCCAGGCAGCAGAGTGTTCCACGGATCGCCAGCACTGCCTGCTGAGTTAAGGGCTCCGCCGAATGTGCCGCCCGCAGTGTGTCCTGCAAGGGAACTATCCCAGACAGTTACTAGTACGTCGTTCTTGGCACCGGAAGATAGGTTGCCGATGGTTCCCACAACGTTACCAGCGACAGAGCCGACCGCACCTGTCACAGAGCCGACCGACCCTGACAAGTTGCCAGTGAAGTTCACCGTCGTTCCAGCATTACTGCCTGCGATGAACACTCCACCGGACGCGCCAGGCACAGCGTTAGGCAGGCTGTTAACCGTTCCTGTCGGAGTACCGACATCGAAGAACTTCTTGAAGGCAGCCTCTACCTGACCAGCAACGGATTCGGTAAGTGCTGTACCAAGAATCTGAGCGAGGTTGCCCTTTACGACACCACTGGTAAAATCTAGCTGCCCCGTACCTGATCCAGCCTGAATCTGCACTGCACCGGACGACAGGGCAATCTGGTTTGAGCCGTTACCAGTTGTAGGCACGCAACCAGAGCTGCCGCTAGCCACTGATGGTAGTGCATCGAACCCAGCGTTATGTGGATCAGTTACCGAATAGACATCGCCCGCATCGTCAATAGTGCCCTCCGCACCTCGCCAAGCAAGCGGTCCTTGTGTGCCAGTATCAGTAGTGCTAAGGTTGAAGTAGTAGAACCCGCTGGTTATCTCCGTTGCGTTGGTCGCACCCGCTGATGGGTTGCCAAACGCGCCCTTGTTCTTGCTGATCGTGATAGCGATGGTTTTACCTGTCGCCGGAGTCTTGCCGTCGCTGCTGAGATAGGCACGAAATACCACATCCTTCGCGACGGACTGAGGGATACGTTCGGGCATTGGATGTTACCCCACTGGTGATACGCCCGCTGCTTGCCGGGCTCGTGTGACACCACCGCTACCTCCACCTGTAGATGCAAACTCGCCGGCCGGGTCGAGGAATACCACAAACGAAGCGAAGACCCCCGACGGCGAGTCGTCCGTCCAGCTGCTGCCGTCGTAGTACGTCTTGACCGCCGTGCCGTCGATTGGTTTAAGCGCGAGTGAGTTGGAATCCGTATCCCAGGTCAGCTCTTGCAGACGAAACGCCTTGCTGCTCGCGTCGGCGTTTGCCGTCTCGCCCATCGTGCAACGGGTGACAGTCCCCCCCGCCACTTGAATATTGCTGTTGAACATCAACGGAAACCATTGCCCGTTCTGGCCAAACATCGAGGTAAGGCCCGAGTTGGTATAACCCTGGTTGGCCGGGCTGCTCCCCGTCCACAGACCGTACCTGGGGCTACCGGTTGGCACGCCGACCGTACTTCCCATCCAAAAACCCATACCGCAGACGTTGCCCTTGACGTTCGCGGGCCACGTAAACTTGATTCCCGATTCACGGGTGGAGTAGACAAGATCGGTGGAGTTGACCCCGGCATTACTGATCGGAAAACCGTCGTAGGAACCATCGCTGTAGCCAACTCGAAGATTATTGCCGGCATTTATGGTCCATGTAGACCCGCCGTCGGTGGATACAGCCCGGTAAGGCCATCCCGTACCGGAGATATTTCCGCCAGCATAACCGCCGAGTACCGAGGCGCTTGGGAACCGAAGGGTCGGGAAATTAGTGTTCTGAGTGGAGTTGACGTTGCGAACGACGCCGTAGTAGCAAACACCCGCAGTAACTCCCGTTGTAAACCCCGTGCAACGATACCAGCCGGCTGTTGTCACTTGTACGCTGGTAGCTTTGCCAGACTCCAGGGCCGCATTGGGCTTATAGGTGCTGGTGTTCGTTGAGTACAAATCCATCACGACATCAGTGGGGCCGAGACTTGAAGCTACCGCTGAGACGTAAAACGACATCTCGCTCAGGGTGAGTCCGGAGCGGTCGGGCACGAACTGGAACGCCTGGAAAGTGAAGTTGGGACTGGTCGTATTGAGTGCCTGCGTACCCATAGATGCGAGGCTTGTAGGGAACCCAAGTGTCTGCCGCGCCTGATACCGTGCCGTGGCGTAATGTTCGGGGACGGAGCGGATCGCCTCGATCACCTCGTCATCGGTCACCTCGCCACTGCGCATCCGGCGTGGGAAGCGGATCGGCACGCGCTTGTCGGTGCCGGCCCACCGCTGAACGTACCTCATGTAATCGCGGATATCTACAAAGATCAC